TGTCCTTAAGGATTCTTCTTAAAATAGCCTGGGTCTCTGACTTCATCTTCGGGGAATAATAGCTCAGGGAACAAAAAGCCCTCTGCTGAAAGCGCCGCCAGCTCCTCGAAATGAGGATTGGCCGATGCCTTCAGCAGATTGTAAAAGGTGCGCTCACAAATGCCGTACTTCGGATAGACGTAACGCTTCCATATCTCCCTGTTCGGGAGGCCTGTCCTGACGTAGGTGTCGTAAATCTGGTTGATGTCGGCTACTCGTTTCGCATAACTCTTTCCTTTTCGCTTCTTGGATCCCATGCAGCTTGATTAGACATATCGGGGTTACTTACTTTCTTTATACGGACGGATGTGGAGTTTCATTTCGCAACTCACAAGCACTCTGCCGCTACCGTCACAGTTAGGGCATTTCCTCGAAAAGCCCAACTTAGTGACCTTGCCCGTGCCGTGGCATTCACGGCACAGGGCTACTTTCTCAGGCTTCGTCACTTCCTTGATCATACGGCGGTCTCCTCCTTCTTCGGTTCTACATAGAAGGTCTCGTCCTGCGTCACCATGATACCGCACTCGGCCATAGCCTTGCACATCGGAATCTGCTTCTTGGTGATGTCGTTCTCAATGAACTCAACAGCCTCCAGTTCACGGTCGGCAAGCAGTTTGTCTTTGGCGATGTCCTCACTTGTACGGACATAGCCGGGCAGGAACTTCTTCACCAGCGTCAGCGCACTCGCCCAGGTGAAGCCTTTCAGGGTCTTCAACTTCGGCGTGCCGGTGCGGAAGCCGATGGTGCCATGTGCCATGTCGAGGCTCTTCTTCTTGGTGAACAACTCTGCCTGGTTCTCCGTGGCGAAACTCTGGAGCACGTCAAAGGCCTTGTCCTTCTCTTCGCCCAGGGTGGCCAGCTTGTCGGCATACTTCTCTCGGATCTTGGCGCACTGCAGTTCTATCTCTGCATTGATTTTCTGAATCTGTGCGTCACTCTTCGCATACGTTGCGAATGCTTCATCAGCGGCCTCACGCGACACGCCGGTGATAATGGTCTTCTTTTGTCTTGCCATTGTCTCTTGTTTTTTTTGATTGTTATTATTAGGGTGAACTTAATTTATGCCTCCCCCATACCCACCAAAGGCACGGCGATATAGGTTACTTCTTGTCTGGTATGCTGCGCCTCTGTCGCTGCCACTGTGCACTGCGGTTTCGCCGCAGGGGTCTTCTTCAAACCGCCCTTGCTCATAATGGCACGCAACTTCACCTGCAGCGCGTCGAGGTCTTCCAAGCCTAACTGGGCGAACACCTTTCCGGCAATCTTCGGGTTCCGGCAGAAGTCATTGATGCGCTGCCAGTCGGTGGTATCGACACCGGCCTTCTGCATCAGCTTCAGACACAGACTGCGCTTCTTCTTCAACTGCTCCTTCCAACCGGTGCGTTCTTCCAGAGAATCACACATTGCGTTGTACTCTTTCTGCGTCATTTCCTTCAGGCTCGTGGTCCGACCGTCCGTGAAACTCGACACAAGGGTCTCTTTCATATCCTCAGTATTACCGCCTGGCAGACGGTTCAAAGAGGCATAGAAGCGGTGGTAGTTCTGTATGCTCATAACTTGGCTATTATCTTGTGCAATTTGTTACCGGCTACTTCCAGCCCTTTCTCATAGCCTATCAGCAAAACAGTGAAGGCTCCGGAAATGGTACCGGCGACAATGCCGAACACTGGAGCGAGAACTACTACCAGCCAAAACAGTGGATTCCACCATTTCGGTGCAAGCAAATTCATTTTCTTGATGTCTGTCTTCATAATGCTAAACTGTTAAAATTAAACTTGATTCCCATTTTCTCTGCCCGTGCCTCCATCCTGATGGAGCGTCGGGTCTCATTGGTAACCGTTGCCTCATTGGAGGCTCTGGCTATCTCGTAACCTCGCTTACGGAGACCGTTCCTGATGCTGATTTTCTCTCTGGGGCACTGCACCACACGGAGGCGGGTCTTCTGCTCAAAGCCCCAGTTGACTCTCACACGCTCCTTGCGGAAGGTCTCCTTACGGCTGGTCCCAATTTTGCGGTGCATCTCCTTGAAGGCTTCCTCGCTCATGCGGTCCTTGTTGCTCTCGCCAGGCTTGAAACGGGTTGCCTTGCCATACTTCAGAAGGTTCACGGCTCCGGCATTGCCTCCCATCAGACGGTTGGCTCTGGCTCCGCGTTCACTGGCGTTGCGCTGCATGGCTGCCACAAACTCCTTGGTCTTCCACAAGCCCAGTTCCCGTGCCATCCGTGTCACGCTCCGGGGCGAAGTTCCTAAGCGGTCTGCCAGTTCCTGGTTCTTCGTGTGGTCGAAGTTTGCCACAAACCATTCGCGCTGTTCCTGTGTCAAGTCCTTTGCCGTCATGCCTGTTCCCTTTCTTTGGATAGTCTGTAACGCTCAGGCAGCACCTTTTCCCACTGGCAGGTCTCGCAGCACTCTCCCTCGTTTTTCACTGGGTACGGGTCATTGCCGTAGCCGTAGAAGGTCTTGCCGCAGATGCAGCACTTGTGCTCCTCGTTGTGGACGTCGTCTTCCTCAAACATAGGCTTCAGACCGCAACTCGTCGCCACGTCCAACTCCAGCTTCGCACCCTTGCTCACCCACCAGCCTTTCAGCATGTAGATGTACTGGCACTCCAGCAGCATGTCGATGTCAACTCTCATGTGTTCCCTCCAGTCGCCTGGCTGTGGAAGTCCGTTTTCAAACGGGTTCACAGGCTCATAGCCTTGTGCGCGGAGGTGGGTCGCTGCCGCACTGAATGTCGCCTTGCGCTCCTCCAGATCGTAGTGGGCTATCGCTCCGCTGATGTAAACTTTCTTGCTCATTGTCTCGTTATTTTATTGTTTTTACTATGTTCACTTTCTCTGCGGCTCCAAGCCACTTTACTATTCGCGCGGCATACAGGGGGTCGGTCGTCTCGATCACACGGCAGCCCTTCGTCCTGGCCATCCTCAGCGTCAGGTCGCAGTTGCCACGCTCTATCCAGTCTTCCATCACGTAGGGAACCCTGTCGCCTTTCACCAGTATCTGATACTTCTCCATGTCATTGCAAATTATTCGTTGTTCTCAATACGCCTTCCTCCCACACGGTGTAGCAGTTGCCGATGTCGGGATTGAAGCGTCCTTGGCAGTAGGCTCGGAAACCCACCACACGCACTTTCACATCGGCCATGTACTTCACCCTGACTGCCGTGTTGCCCAGCGGCTGGCTCTTGCGTTCTTGGCTGATGAAGATGAAACACTTCTTCGGAAAGGCTTCCACCAGGGCTTTCGTCTCGGGCCATTCCCAACCGGCGTGCTGGATAGAGTCCACGATGATGAACTTTGCGCTACCCCTCCGTTTCAGACGCTCCCGCAGTTCCTCCACCGTGTCATTCGTCGCCACCCTGAACCAGCCCTGTTTCTTGTCAAGCTCAAACCGCAGCATCTGCTCCTGGAAACTCTGGCTCACGCCCATCTCGTAACTCATGTAGAGCACCTGGCCGTAGTTGGTCAGTTCGTAGGCCAGCTGCATCACGAACGAACTCTTGCCGCTCGCACTCGCACCGCTGATGAACCACGTCGAGCATTCCTCCGGAAAACCAAACGCGGCTTCCCAGACTCCGCCCCATGGCAACGTCTTGTAGGTGCGCAGGGCGATTTCTTTTGGACTGTACGCTCGTTTCATTACTTACGCTCTTTCTTCAGTTCTGCAATCAGAATGTCGGCAAGTTCAACAGCAGCCTTAGCCGGAGCTTCCTTGCTCTCTGACGGGTTCATGTCGTGACAGGCAATGGGATATATGTCCTTGGCTATCTCATACCTCCGCTGCTCCCAGTCCACTTCCTGCGAACGGCGCAACGTCTTGTGGATGCCGATAATGGCCTCCAGCGCTTCCATTTCTATCTTCGTCAACATTGGGCTGCTCTTTTAAGTTTCTCTATCTCGGTATATACTCGTCTCAGACCGCCACCGCTCCGGCGCACCAGCGAGCCGATGTCCGTGCCCTCGGGGGCGTTCACCGTGGCCACAACGCGCGCCTGCTCCAGCAGGAAGGCCTCGCGCTCCTTGCTGTCGTCAGGGGTCACCTTGCTGTACTTGCCGCCATACCTCGAGAACATCTCGGCATAGCCAACCTTCTGGGCATCCATCGAGCGGGCTATCTTGGCTCTCAGGCCGTCGGCACCCATCATGTACCAGCCGCAGCACATCTCCGTAGCGTTCCACAGGGCTTTCAACTCAAGAAAAGCCTCATACTGCAGGTCACCGGCCTCGTCCAGTATCACCAGAGGACGCTCCATCGAACGAAGATAATACACCAGGTCTTCGTAGGCGTCCTGATACTTGCCGTTCACGTCAACGCCAAACTCCTTGGCTATCTTCTTCACCAGGGCACGCTTCGTCTTCACCTGGCTACAGTCAATATACACGGCGTTCCTGTGCTCACTCACGTACCACCTTGCGGTGTACGTCTTGCCGATGTTCGGCAGGTCGCACAGCATCACGCTCAGGCTGCGCTCCTGGCAAGC